GCATTAGTTGTTGGAATACCAATGTTGTTAAGCGATGTAATTGCCATTTTTAAATTTCTCCTGTGTTCTTGATACGCAATGGAATGTAAATGAACTCAATGGCTTTCACTGGCTCTATAGCGATATCAACATAAAGTTCGTTGCGATCGATACGAGACGGAGTGTTATTGCTTTCATCACACACAACCGCAAAGTCGTAGATTGCTCTCAAGCCTACCAATTCCAACAATAGGCTTTCTGCCGCTTGTTTGATTTCGTCTCTGGTAATCTTGTCATTGGGTTCAAACAAATATGGACGAGCCAACTTGTTCAACTGGCTACGTAGATATACTACCAAACGTGCTACGTTAATACGATCCAACGCTGATGCATTTCTTGCACGAGTCTTTTGACCGTATGCTACCAAGCCAACGCCATTGAAGAACGGTATTGGATTGATCTTTAAGTCATATAGTGTATCACGTTGACCTTCGTTAAGAGCCACTGTTTGGAATTCACCTGTAGCTGCATCAATGTATCCCACTGCTGTCGCATTGGTAATTCCACCACGGCGTGTACCTGCTGGTGCAAACCATGGGAAGCTGACATTGTCGCTGAGTGCGATAGTCTTCAGCATCATATGACTTGCTGGAACCACTGCGTTAGAACCGCTCAGGTCTGTGGTAAATCCATTTGGATAGTATGTGGCCAAGTATTCATCATATGTCACAATACCGTCATCACCGTTGTCTGTGACTAATGCTGCATTAGTACCCCAGTTGTTCAACGAAGTAGCATCTGCAGGTAATCTCAAAGGTGTATCACCTATGACAAACGCAGTAATGCCTCTGTCAATGTTGAGATTAACTAGATTGCTCATTGTTTCTGGATAACCTGGGCAAGCTATGATATTAAAGTTTCTGCGTTCTTCATCACGGATTTCTTGACTTGTGTCAATCGCTGATTTCAGCGCCTGTGTAACCACTTTGCGTTGTGCGTTGCGACCAAAACTTCCTGATCCGTCTTCGTTGTTGCCTGAAGCTGTTACCCAACGATCTGGATAATAGTAAGTTTGTGCAGCATTGCCCATGCGTGGATTTTGTTCTGTTGTGTCAACATATCCAACTTCATATCTCTTAACATTGTAACCACTACGGCGTGTGTTCCATAACAATGTTCCTTTTGGATACAATGCAGGATCTGGAGCATCACCATCTAAGAAGTTACTGGCAAGCAAACTGACGATTGTGTCAGGAGCGCCGGTGCCTTCAAATGGTGAACCCAAGTTACCGTTGGTGCTTTGATCACTCCAACGTGCATCACCGAACACAATACCAGCACTGGTCACTTGATCTGTGTTGTCAATCAATACCCACTTCTTGTTTGCAAAATCCCACTTGTAAATGATAGGATAATTTTCAGTGTCGCCTGTGTAGATCCACAAATCACCGTTGGCCAATGTTGTGCCAGTACTTTGTGTTTTAGGCATACTTGCGCTAATGATAGGACCGTTAGGATCTGTATCACCCTGTGTGCCGAATGGATTATTAATTGATTTGCCGCCTTTGATAACAGCACTACCCACTGTGGTATCTACACTGCGATAGCCTACCCAGCGTGAACCATTGCACACCATGATGTCCACATCATTTAGGTAGCTGTCATACCACAATGCACCGTCTAAAGGAGTTGTGGTCAGTGGAGTTGCACTTGGTGTAGCATATGCTGAATTACCAACCATTGTGCCCCATAATGACGCCATTGTACCTATGCCAGACGGATTTGAATAATAGTTCAGTGTCGAACCAGCTGTGAACAACTTGCTTAGTGTGGCAGCTGCTCCTGAACCGTCCACAAACACAATGTCACCGCCGCGTTGGTGAGTGATAGTGATTGAAAAATCACTGTTAACTTCTGCAGATACCACACTGCCAACCAATGCTGCTTGCAATGCTGCAACCAAATTGTTTGCATCTGATTGACTATTTCCAGTACCGGTAAATGCCACAGTCACTGGTGTTGTCAAGTAGCTGGCGTAACCGTCAGCATCAACAGTGCCAGGTGTTAACGAAGTTTCTGAAATTGTGAAACTATACGCGGCAGCATTTGTAAATGTGCTGTTGCCAACTGGACTACTTGTAATTTTTGTTACGCCGGCTGCTGTGCGATAATAAATTTTGAAATCTGCCAAACTGTTGGTAGTAAACCCACCATCATTGAATTTCACATATGCAGCACTGGCTGAAAGATTAATACCGCCGCCAGTTGGATCCAATGTTGCCAACGCTGTTCCGTTATTTGGCAACAAACTAACTGGCTTCAAGACCCAAGCAGATGTGTCTGTACTGTATTGTTTAAGCACCCAGTTTGCACCATTGTTGACATTTGTAGTTTTGCACCACACACTGCCTGTGGGATAACCGTTGGCTGTGCTTGTGTTGTCTGCAGTACCAAATGTTGGAACATTGTAGTGCTGGCTTGCTGAAAACGTAGGAGCCAAATAAGGACTTGTTGAGAATCCCAATGCGGTTGCAGCTGTGCCACTTAGTGTTACACTTGCACCTGTTGAATAGATGTTTAATATATTGCCAGCAGCTCCTGCGGTAACACCAAACAATACACCGCCACCGCCGTTAATGGCTGCGGCCAATGCTGCCACTGTGGCAACACCCGACACATTAACTGTGCTGGTGCCGTTGCTGATAGTCAGTACACTGCCACCAGTAGTAACTGTTGTGGTTGCTACCAATTGGCTTGTACTAACTGTGTAACTTGTACCTGTTGTTGGTGAACCTGATGCACTTTGATTCAATGTGTACACGCCCTGGCCGCCGTTTGTGCCTGACACAAACGCAACAATGTAAGTGCCAGCAGTAACTGAACCGCCACTCAATGCCATACCAACTGTAATTGTGCCATTTGATACTGCACTAACTGTCAATGTTGTTGTGGTGATGGTAGCTGTAATGGTCACTGTGTTGACTGCTGTGATTTCTGTACCAGCAACAATTGTGCCGCCAGACAACACTTGTCCCACAGCCAAAGTGCCGCCTGAAACAGTGCCATTCACTGTCATTATCACACCACTGCCAGCAACAGCTGCGCCGTCACCAATAATAGCACTGGCTGCTGAAACACCAGTGGCTGTTAGCACTGGGCTAGCTACTGTGCTGATAGCTGTTGGGCGGCTAGCTGTCCATTGTTGTGATCCAACTGCAACCCAAGTGCCAGCGGCCAATACACCGTCTGTGGCGCCTTTCTTGTAGTATAATTTGTTCAGTGTGGAAGTTGCCACTAGAGCATATGTACCAGTTGTACCAAAGCTGGCCAATGGTGCATTACCTGCTGTGCCACCTATCAACAAACTTGTGTTGGTGATAACTGTCACTGCTTGTGATGTGAATGTTTGGCCGCCGGTAGTTGTGGCAGAATTGGCATTCCACTCAAAAATACCAAACTTGCTTTCTGCGGTATCCAACCAAACAGTTCCGTCTGCTGGCTCGCCTGATGGGCTGTTTGTTGTACCGATCAGTTGTTTTGTATCCACATTTGCACGTACCACATAAGCACGATTGCTCACACCCAAGAAACTGTAAGCTGCTTGCAATCCATATTCGTTAAGTTCGCCAGCATTAACTGGATTGCCTTCTGCATCAGTTTGAAAGTAAGGAATACCAAATGTATTTCCAAGATCCATCTGACTTGTGAGCAACCAAACTTTGCCAGCATTTGCTGCTGTAGTACCTGGAGCAATACCAGTTCCGGCAGCATTTAATTTGTCTTGTTCAGACGCTATAATTATTAAGGGTACGGTGCCAGGTGCTGCCGGTGTATAAAAACTTTCGTCTATTACGCTTACGCTAACGCCTGGTGAACTTAGTTGTGCCATATTTTATCTCCATGTGTACATGTTCTTAATGTATTTAGTAGTTTTTGGTTTTTTATACCTAATATAAGCCCACGGAAAGGGATTGAAAAGGTGTAAATAAAGTATGAGACCACTTTGCACATGCGGACACAGACCCGCAGCTGTTAACTATATTAAGAACGGCAAAACATATTACAGGAGATTATGCGAGGCATGCCTCAAAGGCGGCATAAATGCCAGCATACCCAGATGGTATCGATCGGGGTACCGATTAAAACATCAATGTGACAAGTGTGGCTTTAAAAGTCCGCATCAGGAAGTGTTCAGTGTGTTTCACGTTGACGGCGAACTTAATAATTGCAGACCGGCCAACTTAAAAACAGTTTGTTCTAACTGTGCCAAGGTACTTCACAAAGAAGGCGTTAAGTGGAAACAAGGCGATCTTCGACCAGATTTTTAACCTGTGCAAACAAGTCATCTATAGTGCCATCGTTATCCAGCACATCATCGAAATTGGTGCCCACCCATGCAGTTTCACTGGCATGAATTTTTTCATTCTTTAACCAGTCTTGAGCATTGCCACTGCCGCGATTTGCCTGCATAGCAATGTCCAACCAGTGTGGTTGAATGCCACGTTTCACACACACAATAATGCCGCCTGCTTGTTTGATACTTTTAATTTCGTTGGGGAAACGACAGTCTGATATAACAACGTTGTCAGTGCTGGTGCGTAGTTTGTTTTCCAGGCTAGCAATCCACATGTCATCGTGAAACCCTTGGCGGCAAACTTCAGTGCCCCAATATTGCAGAATCCAGCGTGGCGTAAGATTAGGCATGTTCAAGCGGTTGGCCCACCACGGATCCACTTGTTCACGCCATTCACGGGCTTGTTTTGTGCGGCCTTCCAGCATGGTTCTGTCCCAGCCAAACACCATACTCACAGCATCTTTTAAACTGTTGGCAAACGACTCACGTCTAAAACCGTGGAAGTTAGTGAGATAATCAGCAACTGTGTCTTTGCCAGAGCCAATAAAACCGCATACGCCTATAATCATAGCACCTCCGTTGATGTGCTATTATATAACAGTTTTATTGCAAGGTCAAGAGTTTTTTAGCCAATTACAAATGTCATTCCAAAGCCGCCTGCTGTTAGATCTTGTACTTCTTTATCTAACTTTTCCATTTCTTCTTTGGCTTCAGAAATTAATGCAGTACCGTTCAGAGTAATTGGGCTACCAGGGCCCGCAATTGAACCAAACTTAGAGCGTGCTTGACCCAGTATTTGCTTGCACACTGCAAGTGAGTAATTTCTCAGCCATTGTTTGGCATAGATATCCTGTAACAATACCCAGTCTGGTCTAAAGTTGTAACTTCTGATGAGAATTTGTTCGCCTTGTGCAAACGGACGTTGTAAAATATCCAGAGTGTGGCTGGTGGGTTTCCAGTTGTATTCGATATAGCTACCAAACATACGGCCAACCAGTTTTTGATAGCCAGCAAATGCATCGTATGTTGCCAGTCCACCCATCATGCTGCCTGACATCAAATAGGTATTTGTGTAAGCCAAGTTGAACGGTTCAAACAGTGTGCCGCCGGCGCCAAGTCCAGTACGAGATCCAATTGCTCTGCGAAATACTTCTCTAACACCAATAACTTCATCGGGTAATCTGTATTCGTTTTGATCCTGTATCAGTTCTAAAAACAAATAACTTTCTTCCACAGCATTGCTGCTACGTTGACGGTAGTGAGTCAATGCTCGCTCCAGGGCCAACTCCATGTGAGCTGGATCCAGTTCCACATCAATCATACCATCGCCTAGCATGAGTTTGATAAACTCAAATACTTTATTGCGTTCTACCGTAGAATTTGACTGAGTTGTTGATGGTACGTTATCTGCCATTATAATGTTCTCCTATGGTATTTATCGCTAAGAGTGTCTTACCATAAATACAATCATGCCAAGACTATCTTTATATAAACCAGAAAAAGGCCGAGATTATCGGTTCATAGACCGCAACATATCTGAGATGTTTCAGGCGGGCGGAACCGATGTATACTTGCACAAGTATCTGGGTACAAATACCGACGAAGCAAATGCCACAGCTGATCAGCCGCATTATGCCACCACAAAAGAAACAAACATACAAGATCTGTTGTTTTTGGAGAATAGAGATCGCACATACGACACACAAATATACAGAATTCGTGGCCTTTACAATGTGCAAAACATTGACTTTAATCTAAGCCAGTTTGGCCTGTTTATTGACAACGATACCTTGTACATGACCGTACATATAAATGATTTTATCAAATACATAGGTCGTAAACCCATCAGTGGAGATGTGATAGAATTACCGCATTTGCGTGACGATTTCGCTCTTAATGATTTTGATGTTAGTTTGCCTAGATACTATGTTATTGAAGATGTGGGTCGTGCAAGTGAAGGTTTCAGTGTAACTTGGTTTCCGCACTTGTATAGATTAAAAATAAAGAAAGTCACAGACAGTCAACAATTTTCACAGATATTTGATCAACCAGCAAAAGATGCCAACGGAGATCCCATAGCAAACACCACTCTGAGAGATTTACTCAGCATGCATAATCGAGAGTTGGAAATCAATGATCAAATTGTGGCACAAGCAGAGATCGATGCACCAAAAAGTGGTTACGAAACTAGACAATTTTACACCCTGGCTGCTGATCCAAACACGGGTAATTCTTTGTTAAAAACAGCAGACGCAACTGATTTGTTAGCCAGCAGTGGTGGCAGCAGTGTGTTGGCCAGCACAGCAAGTTCTGTGCCTCAGCGTAGTGGTTATACGGGTTATTTGTTAAGCGACGGTTCGCCGGTCAATGGATATGAGTTTGGGCATGGTATACAATTTCCCGCTAACCCAGCAGCAGACGATTTCTTTTTGCGTACAGATTATCTCCCCAACAGATTGTATAGATTCGACGGGGTAATAAGTGCATGGATTGCTGTTGAAGATTCTATCAGAATGAACATGACCAATAACAACACTAGAAACACCCAGAAAACAGGATTTATCAACAACACTGCTTACACCTACAACGATGCAGTGATCACCGATTATATAAATCTATCCGAGGGTGACGTGGTAATCAACACATCAATTAGTAACACAATAACAGCAAATTATGTTGTGATCAAATTTGAATTGCAAATATTAGAATACGAAGTTGTTCGATATCCTGAATTGTTCACAACATATCAGTACACTGACAAAATAACTGGTGTACAAAAATTAGCCAAAAAGATCAATTTGCCAGTAATCAATGCTGTGCAACAGTCAATACCGTATGATGGACAATGGATCATTACTTTATACAACACTAGAGACGCTCAGAAACAAAGTCTGAGTAAGGCATTAAAACCCAGGGCAGATTTATAATGCATATCTATAAATTTACCCATTTGGAATCTAATCGATCTTACATAGGACAAACTATACAAAATAAAGGTACGAAGTCATGGAAATTAATAGACGGAAAGCGAGTCTGGTATATCAAGGAGGCTTCGGTTTAACGCCGTTGTACTAAAATCGAGTTCTTCTACGATGGGCAAATAAGACGTTACATCACACAAGTGATACGTGTGTTCAGCAATTTTGTGGTCAAATACGGCGACGGCACACTGGTGCGCATACCAGTGATGTATGGCAATACAGATAGACAAGCAGCCAGTATCATTCGTCAAAATTCAGAAAACAAAGTCAACAGCGTTCCAAGGATTGCAGTGTATGTGTCTGCACTTGCGCTGGATAGGGATAGGCTTTCAGATTCGTCATATATCAGCAAGGTAAACATTCGAGAACGAGATGTTGCCAACGACACATACACCACTGGACAAGGCCGAAATTACACCATTGAACGTTTGATGCCAACTCCATTTAAATTAACGCTGAAAGTGGACATCTGGAGTGCCAATACTGAACAAAAACTTCAAATCATGGAACAGATATTGGTGTTGTTCAATCCCAGTTTGGAAATACAAACGTCTGACAACTACATAGACTGGACCAGTTTAAGTGTGTTAAATTTAAATGACATTAGTTGGTCCAGTCAAACTGTTCCAATTGGGGCAGAAACTCCCATCGAAGTTGGAACACTCACATTGGACACACCTATATGGATCAGTCCGCCAGTCAAGGTAAAACACCTTGGTGTTGTTACAAAAATTGTTGCCAGCGTGGCTGGTAACGCAACAACCAGCGGCACTTATATTGATGGTTTAGGCACTGATCCCATGGGATCAACTTCTGTAACCAGTGGAAGTTTATTTGATTTAAGTGCAACCATTGACGATTACAGAATTGAAGTGTACGGCTCCACTGTGATATTGTTAAGTGCTAGCGAAAGTGTGATCCCAAGAGAGCCCACACTGGACATGCCTGTTAGACAAGGAACTCCAATTAATTGGGACACTGTGTTTTCCACAAGTGGTGGTCGATACATTGCTGGTAGCAGCATGATTTTTCTTGCTCAGCCCAATGGTAGTTATGTTGTGGGCACTGTTGCTATCAGTGCGCTGGACCAAACAGTGTTGAGTGTGAACTGGAATGGGGATACACTGACCACAAATACTGGCATTGATAGTAACGGTATTTTAGAAGGATCCAACAAGTTTATTGCAGGCACTGGCTCAGTTAATTACAATGCCAGCACCAGCTATCGTCCCAACAGTCCTGGTACATTTGATGCAATTGTTAATCCACTAACATATAACCCTTATCGACCACTGGGTACAGAAATAACTGACCAACCCATTGTTGTTGGTAAAAGATTTTTGATTATAGAAGATATAGGAGATATCACTAATGTGACTCCGGCACAAGCATGGGGCGCACTGGTGGCAAAGGCCAATAATATCATAGAATGGACAGGAACTGCATGGCATATAATATTTGATCACAGTCAGTATCCAGACACCATGGTGTGGCAAACGAATATATACACTGGAGTTCAGTATGCATGGAACGGAGTTTCATGGGTCAAGAGCTTTGAAGGTATATACGAGGCCAAACAGTGGAAAATAGTGTTGTAAAAGAATCAATAGTTTGCAGTGGTGCATTGTTTTATGCCAAGGCCACACGACGATTTTTACTGTTACAAAAAGCACATGGCAAACACGAAGGCACTTGGGGCCTCGTAGGTGGCACTAACATTGCTGGAGAAACTCCGTGGCAAGGTCTACAGCGGGAAATAACTGAAGAAATAGGCACAGTGCCCGCTATCATCAAAACAATTCCTTTAGAAACCTTTGTGAGCAATGATAGAGTGTTCAATTTCCACACATACCTGTGTGTGATAGACAATGAATTTGTGCCCTTGTTGAGCGACGAGCATCAAGGATGGGCATGGACCACAGTGGATCGTGCTCCTAAGCCCTTGCATCAGGGCCTACGCAATAGTTTTTCAAATAAAATTATTCGCACCAAACTACAAACTGTGTTTGATCTAGTGGATTTGATCTAACAAAAAAGCCGCATACAGCGGCTTTTTGTTGATTACGCCTGCGCTTCACCCCAACGCAGCACCACGTTGGATGTAACAGCTGAGCCAGCTGTTTTATAAATGTTAATGGCCAACACATCTGGACCGTTTGGATACGTACCTCGGCCACCAATAGTAGTATTGGTCAATTCTTTCAACTGACTCAGGTCCAAATTACTCAGTGCTCCAGATGTTGCAATGAATGAAAACACAGTTTCACCGGGCAATGCATATGGTGGTTGTCCAAAGCCAAATGTAACTTGTGTTGTGCCAGGAATAATAGTTACACCGTTGTTTAAATTCTGTGTAAATGTTACTCTGTAGTAATTAGTGCCAAAGTATGTGGGATTGGTCACACCGTTCACATTGGTACCAGCTGGGTAATTGTTGTCAGTTGAGTACACCTGTGTACCAATTGTGGCAGTTGTAGCAGACCACTCTGCTGCACTGAAGAACAACACAGATGTATTGGTAACATTGTAACGTCTAGTCACAGTCAGTGTGGTGTCTCCAGCGGTGTTGCCAGTGAATCTGCTGCTGATTTGTATATAATAGTAACTGCCGCTTGCCCCAATGAATTGAATCTGATTGCCCGAAGTGGGCACATTAGTGCCTGACAAGAAATCGCCCACAGCCAAGCCGCTTGTTTGATAACTTGCATAATCAGAGTTTGTTACAAATAAGTAGTTGACGTCGCTTCTGATCGAATTGGCGCCAAACGGAGCTGCACGAGCTGTGATAGAACCGGTTGGAAACGCTTGAGTTGTGATAGCAGTGCCCACAACAGTTGCCCCAGTGCTCCATGTCACACTACCACCAGGAGCAATTTGACTAAAACTGGGTTGGCCGCCTGCAGCTTGAGTACTTAATCCAGTCCACTGAATGTTGCTGGGGTTAGTTGGATAGTTGCTGGGATTCAAAATACCCTGAATAACAATACCACCAGTTGCTCCGCTGTCCACAGCACAGTCAATATTTTGTAGCAATAATTGCGCACGATTTAACAACTCTCTGTCGCCTAGGTCGCCTACTGTGGCATTACTGACACTGGGTGCTAGACGTAACAAGAATGCTGTTTGAATTGTGCTGGATACACTGATGTTGGTACCAACATAGTTGAACAAATATCCTCGGTCTTGGTCGAATCCACCGTCTGTAATAAATGCTGAGCCCCAGTGACTGATGTTTGGTGTGGCTGTTTGTGTTAACAAATATAGTCCAGTGCCAGTTGGCTGACCGCTACCTGTTGTGCCCTGGAATGTTCTGTTAAGACCTGATGCAAATACTGAATAATTTGTGCCGCGAGTACATCCTGTAAACGATGTTAGTGTTTTTCCAGTGTACTGAATAATTTCACCTTCTTGATTAAGCACACCAGCTGGCGGAAATAAACTGGTGTCACCAACTGATAACACAGTGTCGTTGCTGGTACACGGAGCACTCAACACAGTTCTAGGGCCTTCGTTGATAACTTCATAACGCACTGGCATGTTGCCTGAACGCATGTACGCTTCAGTATTGACGTTGCTGTGTTTTACACGATGCACTGTGATGTAATTGCCTTCAGGACCACGCAACATCCAGTCAATAAATCCAGCACCGTACCAAGTCCACTGTATACCAACCATCTGCATTTTGTTTGGGTTGAACAAAAATCCACTGGGATTGAACACACTGTTTGTTCCATCACAACGATCCAAGTTCCATGTGTTTTGAGGATGTAAAAAGTCAATTGTTTTAGCTGCTTTAACACCACTTTGCGATGAGACACCGCGGTAGTCTGGTGTAACATACATCAGCGTGTCACTTACCACATTTGATATTTTGTGTGTCATGCCTTTGATAACAATACGATCGCCTGCGGCCACTTGGGTTGAGAATCTAGTATTGGTTCCAGTCACTGTGTTGCTGTCAGGTGTCACTGATAATGTACCTGCCAGTTGGAATGTACTTGATCTATAACCTACTCCAATAGTTGTGCCGTCATATTGCCAGTACTGTCCGTTTTGTTCATCAAATGTGCCTGCACGAACTGTGGATCCATACCAAGCAATTAAACTGACTTGGCAAGGATCGCCAAACAAAGCTGTGGTATGTCCCAACACACCAGTTGCTGCAAGAGTAAACGTTCTTTCATCAGTTATACTGGCCACATTGTAAAATCCGTTGTACCCACTTGATGTTACACCAGAAATTTGAATATAAGCACCTGGTTGGAAACCATGATCTGTATCGTCTGTTGAAACAGTAATTGTTGCGCTGTATGTGACACTGGCATTGACCAGTGCCACTGTTGGTGCGGCAGAAATTGTGATAGTACCGGCACTGACTCCAGTAATAGTTGTGCCTCTTGCAAATACACCAACACCTGATGTTACCACAACTGATTGACCCGTCACTAGACCAGCCGTGCTGCCCACAGTAATAGTAGTTCCACTTCCAGCACAACCAGTTATCACTCCGTAAGTCAATGCAGGCGATGCAACTAGACTTCTTATGTCATAGCTGGGTGCCAATAATAAACCAGTGTTATAGTTAATGGCTTTGCCTGACTGATAACGTATGTATTTTTTACTCATACGTATTGCTTGCAAACCATATTGGGGGCCGCCAGTGCCCAGCATGACTCCTCCGTCAAAAGGTCTATGTATGTAAAATGCATCAGGTCTAGCATATACCGCACCATTCATTGCTGTACCAGTATCAATAGTTCCAGCGGATCTAGCTGTGTAGGTAATTGTGTTTAAAGAAACAACTGTTTCCACAAAGAACGGCCCCTGTGCAAATCCATGATTTGAACCTGTACTGGTAATTGCTGTCAATATAGTTTGACCAGCTACTAATCCGTGAAAAGTAGCAAATGTCACTGTGATAGTTGACGGACTGCTGGCATTGCTCACTGAGAAGGTAGGAACACCAATACTGGAACCAGTATACAAGCCACCTTTACGCACAATGGTGTAGGCAGCACTGATAACATCGCCACTATTTACGCCTGTCTTTGACTTGGCATAATAAGTGAAACTGGTAGGTGTAGGCACTGTGTTGACAAAAAACGAACCCTCCGCTCGACTGAATCCCAAAATGGTGTTTAGATAACCCTTGACTGTTACCGGTTGTCCTGCCACTAAACCATGCACTGCCAATGTGTTCACTGTGATCAAACTTGCACCCACTCCGCCTGCTCCCACAGATGCATCTGTAGTTACTGTGGTAATTGCCATGTCGCTGCCTGAAATTTCATATATTGATGGATAATTATTCAGCAAAGACAACTGTTGCCACTTGGTGGGCTGTAATCCGTACTCAAAGTCAGCGTCAAGCATGGATTGCGGTTGCGACATGCGAGTACGTTCCCATGCATCCGTGCCAGCAACAGCCATTTTTACCAGTTGGTAAGGCGTATCAACGAATATTTGCAGATTGTCAGTTGCATTCATTGCTGTGGTTGCCACAGCTAGGGTGATTGTTGTGTATCCGTCACTGTTTCCCAACTGTCCTGGGAACGATGGATGTGCAGCTCTAGTAAACGTTGCTGTTGTGCCAGTATTGCCAACGTTGGCAAAATTATATATAATAACATTGCTAGTGGTATTGGTTATCAATAACAGTTGATTTAATGTGTAATTGCCTGGCAATATAATTGTACCTGCGCCGGCACCACCTGGTGTAAAAACATATGTTCGTAAAAGCTGTTTTGCCATTTTATTTCGTTTCCATTTTTATTGTTAACTTAGTCCTACAGACAATGCAATTGCCTGTGCATCCACATATTGTTTGTTTGTTAAATGTCCTGCGGCTGTGGGAGCAGCGGTTGCTGTAATATTTCCTGAAAATGTTGCAGTGGTTGCTGTGTAATTTCCACTAAATGATCCTGTAGCAAAGCTACTTATTCCAATCACCGTTAATGAGGTCAATGCTCCCACACTGGTTAGGCTAGATGCAAGCACATTGCTTGCCAGTGTAGCGCCTGTCAAATTTCCTGCTGTGATAACCGAGCCGCCGCCTGTGTTGAGAGTAGTCCAAGATAAATTGCCAGCGCCATCGCCAACCAGCACTTGGCCAGTAGTTCCACGAGCTGCTGGAAAAGTATAATTAGGAAAACGTGTTGAACCGTCGGCTCTAAAACTCCAAGACTGTGAATTATTGCTGACAATGCCTATGTTGTTGGCGCCGTCAATTGTCACTGTGCTGTTTTGTGCAAATAAACTAGCAGCATATCCAGAAACGTTGCCTACAATAGGATTAACAACAGTCAAGCCGTTAAGTGTTCCTAGGCTAGTCAAACTACTGCCTGTAATACCCGAACCCAGTGTGGTTGGACTTAATAATACCGTAGCACCGTTAGTAATATTACCGCTGTTTATTACTAGATTTCCGTTCATACTGATATTTCCGTTGGCGTCTACGGCAAAATTAGGGCTGGAGAACCCCGTTGCAGACGACAGCGGATCTATTGTAAACGGACTAGTTAAGTTTGCCATTCTGAATTCCTTGTAGTATATTTATCACATGCTGTGATTTGTGGTTTTTATCAATTAGCCGGCAGACAAGAAATACATCATTGCTGAAATTACCAAACCTGGTTGTAATCCTGGATTTGTAGTTATCGCACCACTAGCACTTGTTAATACCAGTTGTTGCGAATTAACAGTGTTTATGATATCGCTTGGTTGTAAATTGCCAGCTGTTCCTGTAATAACCGAAGTGCCATTGTTTAAACCTAAAACTCCAGTGTTGAGCAACTGTATGTAGTCACCATGAGTGGCATCTTGAGACACCAAAATTGTGCTGATACCAGCTTGCCTGCCAGCTGTTCCTGAGTAACTGGCGCCAGTGCCTAATATTTTGAACGTGCTGGCAATGCTTGTAGCAGAAGAAAATCCAGCAGCTGGGTTGGTATCACCATATAATTTGTTATAAACACTGACATTGTTGCGAATTGTCAACGTGTTGGTACCTGATTGACTTGTTGTAATTCCGTTTGCACCAGTTATGATGTTGGTTGTTTGTGTCTTTGTAACAACATCGTCGGTGGTGAGTGTTTGGCCATCTGCAGTAATAGTTAATTGATTAGTTGTTGACTTGGTTGTGAGTGTTATGTGGTCGCCCTGAACCACATTCAGTGTGGTTGATCCAGATGTAATACTAGTTGGTGCAAATCCAACACCTACTGAATTTGTATATGGAACACCGTAGAATGTATTTCCAATTACATATGGATATGTTGGTTTTAAACTGGTGTCAACTGTTGTAAAATAAGCATATGTTCCACTAGGATAATCAGGTGTTACACAATATCGTCCGTTGTGCTCATCTAAGTCACCACCTCCAACATATGAATAGTCTTGAACAAATGTACCTAGCGGATACTTGCCTTCTGTTGCTAGTCCCACTGGCGGCAATATAGGTACTGGTAATCCGCCAACAATTCTAATTATTGCTGTTCGTGTGGTGTTAAGCGAATAACCACTGGTAATTATTTTCACAGTACTGGTGTTATCTGTAGGCGTGGTATAGCCGTATGGTCCGTACACAGGATATCCGTCTAATGCAAATCCTAAAATTTTGCTGTGACCGTCTTCATGTTGCAACTTTCCGTTAAGATAAGGAATTAGTGTGGCATCAGACGTTCCAGTTGGGTATCCTCCCTGTGTGCCGCCATTGGCGTATCCAGATCCGTTTGTCCATGCTGTGCCAAACTTAAAATCTCTATAATTATATGTGCCAGTAATAGCAGGATCAGTTATGCCGCCGGCTAGATCGTTTCCAAACACATAGCCGTTGTCAATACCAGATTGATAAGAAGTATTGTATTCCCACTGAGGGTAATATATATTTGGATTATTATTGGCGGGACCGGCTGCTGTTTTAGGACTATACATGGCCACACCGTTCAGCCAGTATCCTATAGCAGTGTATGATAAACTAATAAAATTTGGGAAGGATGGTTGATTTGTTCCTGCCCTTAATGTCCAAGTTAGATTATAATTTTGATTAATTGGAATAACTGGGGAAGTTGGATAATTGCCATAGCTGTGATAAGGTAAACCAGATGACTGCAACGTGATACGGCCGTTGGTCAGTGTCCATGTTGTTGACTGAGTAGGTCTTGAAGATCCCAATTGGATGGTGGTTGCGTTGCTGTTTAAGGAAACTTCAGTTGATTTAATTAAATTTATAGCAGGATTAATATCGCTTTGGCCTAACACTGAAATTTGTGTAATGCCTTGATTTTTGATAGTAATACTTCTGTCACTTTGATTTGATGATATCTTAATACCGTTTTCAGCTTTTAAATTTAAATAATCGTCGGCTACTTTGGCATCAATTGTTTTTTGACCTGGTATAATTATTGAACTAAAACTTCTTACTGGCTGAATAACATTTAACAAATTGTTTAATTGAGTAGGACTTGTGGTAAATGTTAATTGCTGATTAACTCCAGCTAAAATAGTTGTTGATAAAAATCCTGTTATAACTAACGAACCAACTCCAGCTGTGCTGGACACAGGCGTCCACGATTTTACTAGTGCATTTACTGGAAGAAGTGTGTTGGATACCCGTTGTCCAACAAGTATTGTGCCAGTAACAGTTGATAACGGAACGTTGATTGTCAGTGTAGTTGCATTGTATGCATGATTCCAATAGCATGCTCCAGTAATAGCTGGGGCATTCATAGGTTTTACAGGCAAGCTAGTTTTGGCATAGTTTGCAAATAGTGTTATGATGCTGCCCTGTACCATAGAACTGGCTGGCTCAACTATCAAGCCAGCATGCGAATTTGTTGCTGAAGATCTAACATTGATCAGTGGGCGAGTAAGACTAGTTCTGCCGTACACGGTAATACTGCTTTGTCCAGGCATTGCTACCAGTGTAGCATGGATAGTTTCTCGCTCATTTAATCCGTATTCAGCATTGATAATATATTCTGCTGATACAAAGTCACCAATGTACCATGTGTCAATTTCTGTACTAGTATAGATGGCTAAACCGGTACTTTGATACGATAAATTAGTGCCGCGGGCCAGCTGAATCGTCGAATTACTGCCGCGGGTAAAAAACGTATTAGCTATTTGAGTCATTGATCAATCCCAGTTTAAGTATTTATTCAAATATCTATTCAAAAATCTAGTAATAACCCTGTATTTTAGCTAATTAAGTTTGCCATAGAGATTTACTTTTATTATAAAGGCTGTTAAAATACAGTATGAACCTACGAAACCTACTAGACAAAGATGTTGATATTGCATCTTTACAAAAAATACCAAACTTTTCATCTCAGTTTACAAAACCAGTTATTGGTATTTCACGTGACGGTGTTATCAACTATGCAAAAACCAGCCATGTGACCAAACCAGACGAATTTGAAATTATACCCGGAGCTGCAGAAGCTGTGGCAGTGATGCGAAAAAAAGGCTACCGCATTGTAATCCTGTCCAACCAATATGGCATTAGCGAAGGCAGATTGACCACCGCTGAAGTGGATGTGGTTAATCAACATATGCTGGAACTGTTTGGTTCAGCAGGGTGCCCTAGTATAGACGCCATGTATTATTCCACTAGCAAAATGAAAGAAGATATGTTTGCGTTACCTAATATTGGTATGTTTCATCGAGCAGAGCGTGAACACAATGTTAAATTTAAAGAAGGCTGGTTTGTGGGTGATAAAATCAGTGATTTAAAAGCCGCTGAAAATATCAAATCGAAGCCTGTGCTGATCAAGTCTGGTGAATGGGTGGAAACTAGCAAGAAGTTGGAAACATTTGCTAATCGAAACTTGCGTAAACGCACACAAGTATTTGATAGCTTGATGGCATTTGCTGACAGTTTAAACTAAATTAGTTTTTTGGCCAATCAATTGCCACTTCGTCAATGTTAAAATCGTGGTAAAAATACTGAGTTCCAGTTCTAGGTATTTTAGTGACCCACTCTCCATTAATTAACACACCGCTTTCACTAGATGTAGGACCGTGATATTCAGTACCGTCAGCCATGTAACAATTATCCACCGTTATAATTGGGAGATTTGTTAGAAACGACGCACGTCTTAAACATATATCGTGCCAATCATTAGCTATTTTGTCTGCTAGTTCTACACTAGGTTTGTTTTTTACTGACACATTACGTGCTGCATTAGTTGAGTGTATTATTAATTTTGCGCCTTGCGCATTCAATTTCAAAATTGGGGTCATTTCCTCAGGTGATGACACATACATATCTATACATATTAGGCCGCCAACAGGTATAAGTTTATTTTTAATTGGCAAGGGTATCAATGTTGCATTGTTGTCGCCCGTTACACCGATTGTTCGATCAAATTCGATGGCATACCTTTTATTAGTAACGCCGCACAGCAACCCTTTCCGATTGTAAAATCTGATCTGATTACGTCTTACAGTTTTATCAACTTCTGCTTCGTCCCATATTGTACCTAGACACAGACCTATTTTTTTACTGGCTGCATATTTTTCTATCGTGGACATTGCAGTTGCTACACTTTTAATAGAAGCGTCGTCTGTTGTATAATATCCACTCAGTGATGCTTCAGGAGTTACTAGATAATCCACCTTGTTCTCTGCAGCCCAGTCTATTGCTGTTTTAATAGTTTTGATATTCTGTTGTATGTCAGGTGTAACAGGAATCTGCGCACCTCCAAATCTTATGGTATTTTTCATGATAATTTGGATTTAGGAAGATCAGCTAAGTCTATTGCTATTTTTTTAATATCAAAATCATGATACGAATATTGGGTACCTGTTCTTGGAACTTTATTAACCCATTTACCACCAATGCAAAATCCACTCTGAGTTATAGTTTTTCCGGTATAAGGCTCTCCGGACATTGTGTAAGAATTATCTGCGGAAATTACTGGAAATAACAAATATGAAATTCGAGTTATGTTTGCTTCAAGCCACTGTTCTTCAAGTTTATCTTTGAATTTATCTAAACCACGTTCTGCATTAGTTGAATGTATCAGTAATTTTGCACCCATAGTGAAATACTGTTGTGGAAGACCACCATAATTACTTAAATGTCCGTATAAATCTGCACAAATTAATCCAGCAACTGGAATAACTTTATCTTCAAACGGTATGAGGACTCCTGCTAACCCTTCTCCTTTTACAATGCCAATTTCTAAATCCAAAGGAGTTAATACTTGTTTATTGGTCGAACCTAAAAATCTACCTTCTTTTGTATAAAATCTAATTTGATTTCTTTTTACAAGTTTCTGCTCGTGTCCTGGTTCGTTATACTCTACCCACAGTGTGCCCAAACATAATCCAACATTTTTTGATATTGCGTACATTTCTATTTCATGTAACCCACTATTTAAAAACTCTAAATCTCTATAGTAGCTTGTAGAATACCCACTGAGTGATGCCTCAGGAGTTACTAGGTAATCCACCTTGTTCTCTGCAGCCCAATCGATTGCTTTTTTAATAGTTTCAATATTTCGTTGTTGGAACGGGGTGACAGGAATCTGCGCCACTCCAAATCTT